CCCATACTCTCTGGCTCAGAGAAACAGGTGTCCTGGGCAACCAAAATCCGCAATGACTTCCTGTACAAAATCAGTGATATCGAGACGAAGAAGCGTTTGATCGCAAAGCATTTGTCGTCAAAGTTCTGGATTGACAACAGAGCGCTCACTCCTGGTGAAATGAGCGCGCTGGCTTAACGAAGTCCTTGTTGCACTGATGTCACTGGGCGCTTCCATGTCAACCGATATGCGAGAGCGTCCCACGCATGGTCATCCCCAGCTTTAGCCACGCTATCCAGCTGGTCTTCGTCCCGCTGCAGCTCCGGAATCGACGAGTTAAGGAACCTACAGTTGGTGAAAAAGTAGATGTGTGGCTTACCAGGGTCTTGCTCCACTGTTGCTTGCAAACGGCTGAACATGAGCTGCGCACTGGTCACCCTGGAACCTGGCGACTTGTCGGAATTTACGAAAGTCATGCCCTCTGCAGCCAGATCCTTGGCAACGGTAGGAGCGCTTCCCTGATCAACCTTGGAGCCGTTGTAGATCTGGTTGTCGGCTGGGCCAGGGGTTACCTTCGGATGGTTTTTCAGGATCGTTTCCTGCAGCTTGAGCTCACGCAGCTTGAGCCGCTTACCGATGTTGCCCGCGCTCAGGAATAGTCCGAGGTCTCGCTTTTGCTGTGTGCCATCAGGGTTGAGTGGGGTGCCGTAATCTTCACCAATGACGATGATCGAGCCCTTAGGCGGACAGAACTGGCGTCCATTGACCATCACGGATTCGCCGTTGGCTTCCGCAGTCCAGAGGCAGCAAAATGGCGTGGATTGCCCGTAGTCGAATGACCTCTCGACCTTCCAGTGCGATGGAATTGTGAACGGCTGCATGAGCAACACATCCTTCTTCCACAAGGCCGCAAACATGGCGGTGTCGTCGACAGCTTCCCAATCCCCAAGCAGCCAGCTCGCACGCTTGGCCGGATCGCTGATCGTCCGCAACCATGCCTTGTACTCATCGTTGAGGTGAGGGTTTTCGAACACCGTGCCGAAGATCGCGCACTTGTCTCGCTGGCCATTTTTGTACTCAATCTGGCCGCTGATTTTGCCGTCGATGAACCTGGCCTTGACCCAGCGCTTCCCGACGCCCCACGGGTTTGTGGTGCTCCGGACTTGCAGGGGTGGCATGAGCGGCTGAGCCTTGGTGGGCTGATATGACGTCCGGAGCGTGGACATCATCGACTCATATATCTCGTCAGTAGCCCAGGTTGTCAGCTCATCCCAGCCGATAAAGCTGTATTCCTGGCCGTGGAACTTAGCCTCGTACTGCTCTTTTTTCTCGATGTAGTCAAAGATCAGGACTTCACCGGTTGGGAACGTCCACTCGCGCATGCTTTTGTTGTACGTAGCGCCAGGGAACAGCTTCGGGAACAGCCTGTGGCTTTTGACGATCAAGTCTTTTAGCGATGAAAACTGACGACGCAGGATCACGCCACGCCAGTAGCTACCCCAGCCCTGACCGACATGCTGACCGAATGCCATGAGCAGACATTCCGACTTGCCGTTACCGCGTGACCCGTGGAAGAGGACTTCCTTGACGAGATTACGAGGTTGGCCAGTGAGGAGAAGCATCCCTTGGGAGCTCAGGCCACCATCAGCTCCCGGAATCGGCTCCCAGACGACCTTTCTGACCGCTTTGGCGATTGGGATAATGTTCCCGATTTTGCTCTTTAAGCCGTTCCAGGCCCTTAATGTGCTCATTTGGTAACCTTATAGTTCTTATTATTTGGTTTTGATTTGTTTTATCTGTGGATCACAAAGCACCTTCCTGTACCCATGCAGTACAAAGGAAGGGCCCTGTTTGCGCACAAGCGCCTGCTTGCTTTTGATCACAAACCTTCGCCCATGAGGCCCTTGCGGTTGGATGTCAGCCCGCTGCGATGAATGCGAAGAGTGATGCCAGTCTCTTCATCAGTCATGGAGGCATATTCAGTTGATTTCTTATCAGCTTCGTACTCCGCAATCAGCTGCGCTACGGTCTTAGAATTTTCATCTGGCTTAGAGTCAATCCACTCCTGATGCCGCTTAAGATGCGCCTCTGAGAACTCTGTGATCTCTTCAGTGTTCCTGTAGATGGAGAAAGGGGTGTTGGGCAGGACATAAACAACGTCAATAATGGATTCGTAATCACTGAACTCAGGATAAACAGGGGCACTGGGTGCACCATCCCAGATTAGATCGCCATCAAAGTATACGAAATGAAGCAATCCAGACTTTGACTTTACTTGATAAATTGCTTTTGGCCAATCTCTGAAAAAAGTATCCTCTAGGTGCTTAACCTTGCAGGTTGCGGCATCACCAATACCCGATGCTACACCGAACCCATCAAGAGGAAGATGGACAGGCAGAAAGCCATGCTGAAATAGGGCTGCGCATACTTCTTGTATAGTAATTCCACAGTCTCTGCCGTTGAGTTGTGAAACCAAATTCTCGTAACCGCCAGGGCCTTGATAGAAATTAACGCCATTATCTTGGAGCGCATTGAGCAGTGCTACCACACCACAATCACCCCAACTTCTTTGTTTTTGCATATGAACACCTTTCTTATTGTTGTTATGAGAGTTTGTTTGTTTCGGTTTTTGCGAGCAAATGTGCATCTGATTGCTGTTGCTGGAGCTGCTGATCGAGGTCGATGTCGCTGGACATTGATGGGATGAGTGCGATACCGGTGCCGTTGTCCCCAGCTGGGGCATCGTCAGTGCTTTCTCGATAAACAGGTGGGGCAAACTCGGCCTCGTGACGAAAGATCCTTTCCAAGATCTTTAGGGCGAGATGACCGTCAGTTTGAGCTGCTTTGAATGCAGCATCAGTCATCTTCTTTCCAGCCTTGGCTCGGGATATCTGGATTGTGTCCAGAAACTCTAAAAGAAGCTGATCTTCCTCGGGCACGTTTTCCCTGGTCGGGTACTCCTTTGCGAGCTCCTCGGCTTGATTCTTCCAGTAGTAAAACGTCGATCTGGGGATGCCAACGTTGCTGTACGCGATAGCCAGGAAGCCGGTCTTGGACAGTTCGCTGCCAAGCTCCTTGATTAGCTTTGAGGTCAGTGCTTTGGTCGCCATGGCTTACTCCAAAAACCGCACGCCGTACTTAGCGATCATCAGCGAATCGGAGATGCCATCACGCACAGCACGCTTACCGCTGCGAGGCTTGCCGTAAATTTCCTCAGCATGGAAGACCTCAAAGGCCACCTCGGCAATCTGCTCCTTCGATAGCCCTGAAAGGCTTTGGTGGCCACGCCACTCTTGAGGTCGCGAATACCGAACCTCCGCGCACAGGCACTCAGCAACAGCCCGGACAACCCCGAAGGCATCGCCAAAATTGAACATGCTGACGACACCTTGACCCGGCCTCGCACCTACCAGTTCAACAACAGCCAGTTCAGGCTTGTGTAGCTCGATGAAGTCAAAAACGGGACGTGGATCTACCCGACGCTTTTTGCCGTCAAACTTGATAGTTGGCATTTGGATGCAAGCAATTAAGTTAAATTGCTCGTCAATGATAGATAGACCGCCAGAGAGTCCAGGATCAATCCCCAGGATTTTTCGCATGTCGCACTCGTTCTTATTATTCTTATGCGGACATTGTAACACTATTAACGGCTTTGTTTGTGCGCAAAGCTTATGTGCAAAGTTTATTTGCAAATCCAAGGCGAAAAAAAAGAGCCGTCGTGGCCCTTGTGTTCTTTGCGTCGTGCGGTGGGGTGGGTTATTTGCCGAAGGTGGCTACCAGCTTCTTGTACTTTTCCGTTGCGCGGAAGGCTTCTTCCTCACCTTGGTAACAAAACTCGAATTTCTCCTTTTTCATCCATTCCTCCAAGGTCATTCTGGTTCCGTCAGTTCTAGGTCTCGACCATGGGCAGATAATGCCTTTCTCCTGGAGAATAAATATGATGTAAAGGCCATTTTGCTCTGCGACTGACCTGTATTTTTTGGCGTCATTGAGCGTAGGGATTACACCTTTAATTTCAAAAACGATTTTTGGGTTGTCTGGGTCGACAGAATCCGGTTGGTATGTGTGCTCCACAACATATTTGTATTTTGCCTCTTTTGGCTCGTACTCACAGTTCTGGAGTCCGCCAAAGATCATAATGTATGCCTCCGGCCAGCTACGGTAGGGTTTCGGCACCGGGGGAAGGGCAGGCTGAAAGATCACCTCATCTCTGGCTACTACTTTGTTGTTAAAGCGCTGGGCGTTGAGTTCGTTCCACTCAACTTTATGCAGTGCGATCAAACAGGTTTCCGCGATGTTGCGTAGCAGGTCTCTATTAAGCTCCCTGAATCCCCAGGGCTTGAGCAAACAGGCTCTAACCTCATCGACTTCGGTCATGTCGATCTCGTCGGTATATGAGGTGTTGCTCAAGTCTATAAAAGCGCTCATGTGTTTCTCCTTTTTTGTTCTTATGTTTTTATTATGCGGATGAGCTTTTGGTGGTTCAATAATTATTTTTCAAGTTTGGCAAAATATTTGTTTGAGGTATATTTCGCGCCGTCCTTGGCGCTTGGCGTATTAGATGTAGCGGGTCATCTGAGCCAGGGACTCGGGGGTTACTGTGTAGAAATAGATTTTCTGACCTTCGGCTGACCTTGTGGTCTCGCGCTTCTTAGTCTTCAGTCCGAACTGCGCCAAGATCTTTGAGATGTCTGCTTGCTTGGCTTGATCCGACTTTGCTGAGCTGATTTTAATCCCCATAGCGATCACCTCGGTACGCATGCTGTTGAGCTTGTCGAAGAGTGTGACGCTAGCCTGGCTGTTCCAGGTATTAGTTTCAGACATCACGGCCACAGCTTCCCTCAGGAGGTCAAGCACGTCTGGCTGGGCAACGGTTTCATACACGACTCCGTTAAAGAGCTGGCGGAAATTGCGGATCTTAGATTCACCCTCACCCTGGCCCCATACCTTTGCATCCTCCTCAGTGAACTTTGGAACCTTCATCACTTCTTCGGCGCGAGCCCTAATAACCGCCAAAAACTCACTTTCGTCAGCTGATCCGGCGTCTCTGACTCGTGCCGATGCGGTCTTGCTAGCCGCCTGAGCCTGCAGGAGTTTATTCGCCATGGCTTTCTTTGCAGCTTTACGCCCAGCGCTGTCTGCGACGAAGCCGGCGCGACTAAGGCTCTCATCAAAGCACAGGACGCGGACTCTAAACCCCTGGGCCAGCAGCGTTGCAGGGAGGGTGTTTTGGATGTGGTCTTTTAGCCAGGCTTCATCTGCGCAATGCTTGTACTCAATAGCTTTGAAGCCGGTGAGGGCTGTCTCAGCGTATACAGCGGCCCGCACCTTGGCCTTAGTCTCGTCATCGATGTTGAGGCTGGTAAGGGCTTGATCGACCATTGCGCGCTCCTTTTTAAAAGCGACTTCAACGACCTCGGCCTTGCTATACAAAGATGCCTTGATGCCGACCACGAACAACCCAGCCGTGCGGTTGCGGCGAAGCATCTGGACTGCATCCTTTGGTACGACATGCCCTTGGAACAGTCCAAAATGCGCAGAAAAGTGTCCCGAGGTGATAGACAGCGCCGAAGTGATTACTGGGCTGTAAATGACCACCTTGTGATCGGTAGTGTTGGGATTAGCGATAAACGCGGCTTGCTCCGGCCACTTAGCAGTGTCAGCAGTGATTACGAGTGGGGCTTGGCCGCTCTTCCTTTCAATAACCTTTGCCAAGGCATTAGCCTCCTTGACTGCATCGCAAGCGATCAAGACGTTTCTCGGCTTTTGCGTGCTTGTTGCTGCAGCGATAGCCATTGCACGTACCTGGTCGATCCCGGCAGTCGCGATTTTGATGCTGGAGTGGTTTTGCTTGACGGAAAACACCCTGGCATCGCCAATCATTTTGGAGCAGTGGCTGTCGATGTCGGCATCGCTCATAATCACGTTTTGAGCTTTTTTGACGACAAAATTGAGTGTCTCCCAGACCGCCTGACGCTCCCTGACTTCTCCGCCCAGGACGTGAGAGATCACCTGCGTGGCCTCGTCGATCACTACAAGGTCTGCAGATTCTGCAAATGCCTTGAACTGACTGTTCGCGAGTGAGTTAACAACGATCTTCAAGCCTTGAGCATGCTCAATAATCGATGGCCTGACGCACTCGTCATAGCTCACCATTCCAGGGATTTTTGCGATGTTTTTGTTGATTGAACGGCGATGGGTGATAAGCAGCACCTTTTTGCCAGCGTCAAGGTATGACTGGATTACCGGCTCAAGTATTTTTGAGGTCTTGCCATATGCGGTAGGCAGATTGAGCAGATATTTGCCGCCCTGCGCCAGGATCGCGGCTCTAATCGATTCAGCGCTTTCCGGGACTTCGACGGTTGCGTCCAGCGGGTTTGACCTGGCATTCATTTCATTCGTCATTTTAAGCAGCTTGCGGGAGATCAGTTTCTTGCAGACCTCTACATTGCGTCCGGATGCTTCCGCGAGCGCAGCGGCTTTAGTGTCAAGAGCGCCAGATACAAAGGCGTCCCGTGCGATTTCGAAAGCTGCGCGGTCGAGCGCTTCGTCGCTGCCGTCGTTTTTAGCGATAAGCAGGGCCAGGTCAATCTTGGGCATGTTGTAAATGCACTTTGTAATTTGACCTTGAGCTTCGGAATGCAGCCCCGATGCAGTCCTGTAAGCAATTGACACCGCGTCAAGAACATTTCCCTTGATCGAAATCAGGCGGGTGTGTTTTGGGAAGTCTACTTTAGACTGAGACGCGATTTCGAGGGCGTTAGAGTCGTTAGTGATAACTGTCACTTCTTGAGTTGACTCGATGGTGGTTGCGTTGTTTTTAGGCATTGTGCTTTCCTTTTTCTTTTTTGGGGTCTCGCACCCCGATGTACTTAGTATTAAAAATGAGCAAAAGGTGTTGCAAGCTAAATTGCAAAGTTAGTTGAAATAGTTAAGTTTGGTATATTTGGCGTGGTGTGATTCCAGGTTTTTCTTAACCAAGAGTTTTATGGGTGAACCCCATGTGCCTGCCCATCCTCGTTTACCCCATCTACCCTTACTGCCTCTTTATATAAATAAAAAATATGGGGAGGGTAGATGGGGTCGTAGATGGGTTGTGGGATAGCAAACAGCTTGGCTGAGAAAAACTTTTTGTAAACCCCCTTGAAGCTCAACTAAGCTGAAATTGGCGGAGTTAAGCTCACCTCAGCTCACCTCAGCGCAAATAAGCTCAACTAACTGTTGCACACACCCTTGCTCATTTTTAATACTAGCTACATAGGGCCTGGAGAGAGCCCACAAATAAAGGTAAATGCCATGGTCATTAAATACGCAACGCAAACGACCGCTGCAACCGGATATGTAGCAAATCAGGAGACAGACTCACTGCTCGCGCTTTATAAAAGGCATTTTGAGATGCCAACAGTTCTGGTTGAGAAAACGAATGCCAAGACGTTCGTGCCGGCCACTTTTAGGCTCCCAACCCGCAACGATAATAATGTCGCATCATCCGGCTTGATCATTTTTGACATCGACCAAAAGCTCGGGGAGGGCTATGACGACGATATGATCGCCTTGGAAGAAGCTGAGGACGCTTTGCTGGACATGCGCCTGGAGCATTTTATATACACAAGCCACAGCCACACCCTCCAGGCCCCGCGCTTTAGGATCGTCATTGCTGTGTCCAGGCCGTATTTTCCGAGCGAGCACAACACTATCTGCGCAGCGATGCTGGAATCCCTGGATGAGTTCCTCGACGGTAGGTTGCTGCGAGCAATTGACCCATGCTGGCGAGTCCCGTCCCAGTGCTACTACGTTTATACCACCCATCCAGATCGCCACAGTCACGCAATCAGCTTTTATAATCCTGGCCGGCCAGCAGATGTTGATGAGCTCAAACTCCACCAATCGCAATACGGCTTAGTTGTCGAATACAAACCAGGCGCATCACGTCCAGCAACAGGCAACACCGGCACTAGGGGGCGCTCGTACGATCTCAATAGGATTGTTGGCGGGATGATTACCTCGTCGACCGAAGCCGAGATCGCAGAAAGGCTTTTTGAGTACGACAACACCGCTCACGCAGGAAATGAATACTTTAGAGACATGCAGTACCCGCGCAATCGACCAAAACCAGGTGAATCAGGTGATGCCGCAGCCTGGCGCTCATGCCAAATTTTCGCTAAATCGCATATCAACTCGCTCAAGCGAAAATTCCGCAAACAAATCGACACAACTATTGTCGTCAAAAAAGCTTCCTCCACAGACCCCATGCCCACTCACGACGCCATGATTAAGTTCAGGTCTTTCAACAGCAAGCCGATCAACAGCGGGGGGGAGAGCGTACTGCTTGAGTTGCAAGTAATGTCTGGCGAGCACGCTGGCCGTCACTTTTGGCACAGACTGTACGGCAACGGCAACCACGAGGTGGCGATTAAGATCAGCAACTCTATTATCCAAAAGATCTCAAAGGCCACTCAGACTCCGATGAATTCACTCAAAGACGTTATCAAGGCAGAGGGCAAAACCATCAAGGCGAGGATTAAGCTAAAGCCTGGAACCAAAGGCTTTAAGCCACAAAACGAGATCGGAGACATACACTTAAATCAGCTGTAATTTGATAGCAAAAAGTAGTTAAATCCGACACTTAGTTATAGTTACATGTTATAATTTGGTCAGTGATGCGGGTTTACCTCCTTTTCCCCGCATCGCCACCCCAGGCCCGCCGGCTCTCTCGCATCCTCCGGCGGGCTTTTTTTGCCTTTTTTCCGGGGGTGGACGGGGCGGTAAAGCCCGTATTTGCTGGGGTTACGGTCGATTTAAGGGTATGCTCTTGACATACTCTTCGATTTGTGTAGTTGACAGCGGCTGTCGAGATAATTTAGCGTAAATTGACATCGGGATGGGCAAGAGAGACCCGGTGTGCTGTCAATTTTTACGAAAAGGGGTTTGCATGGAAATCAAAAAGGTTGCTCGCCAAGAATTCATGAGCGCGGACGAAGCCGCTGCGGTGCTTGGCGTGTCCAAGGAGACGCTGCGTTTTT